TGTTGTTCCTGTTATAATTGTTTCTGCTGATGTCCAATCATTATACATTGCACTTTCAATTATATCATCAAAAGAATCATAAGAAAGTTCTACAGGAATATCACCAGATATGGATTGCATTCCATGTCTTAGATCTGAAATTTGTCGATCTGATCTAAGCTCGTTAGATTGAAAAGAATCTTTAGAAAGATTAACCCCTACCCCTGTTACTCTTAATTCATAGGCAACACCGTCAGTTGGGATAGATCCCCAAGTATCTTCCATTGCATAAGTTACGCCTACTCTACTTCCTCTTGCTACATCAGTCATTATAATATCTCCTTAAATTAATATATAAGTTTCATATCTTACATGGATTGGTATTGAATACCTTCCGTTTGAATCAAAGTACCCGCTCAAAGCGTAACTTTTTAAAATATGTATAGTTATTTCATTTTCATCTGTATCTGCATCAGATGTTAATCTTAAATTTCTGGGAAAATGATCTAAAATATCATCTACCAGATTTGAATATTGCCCCCATCCATTTTCTCTAATCGCCTTTACTTGTATTTCAAAAGTACCAAACTCAACTTTAAATCCATTTTCTCCTATATTTGGAAATCTTGTCTGGGCCGGAACCAAAGCACTTGTAATGAAAATTTCATCTTCATCTGGATTTAAATCAAGATTTTCTCTGTTCCATGTTGGCAATCCAGATAAAGTCGAAAGACGCATATTTAAAGTTTGTTGTATATCATGAAAATTAGACATTAATTGTTGCTGCCTTATTTACAGTTTCTTGCCAATTAAGAATAGCATTTTCTCTCATTCGAGAAGGACCAGTTTTTATCCAGCCTTCATGTTCTGCATTTTTCACATAAGATACATTATTTGTAAAATAATAAGTATCATGTTTATTTAATGCTTGTGTAATAGAACGAGTTCTTGATGCAACATCAGTAAAAGCGGCTAATTTATTTGCAGATGCAATGCTTTCTTTTTTTCTAAATCCTTTTGATCCAACAACCCAAGCAGATAAACCTCCTTCATAATTATAGTTTCTTACAGTATTAATAGAAGGTGACCAACTACCTAAAAGTTTTCCAGTTGATACAGGAGTATTTTCTGCAATATCCATAGAAATCTTTTCACATGATTTTCTATAAACATCAGTAATTCTTTTATTAGTTTTATTAACAAAATTATCTATGTCGTTTTTAAAAGACATTTATACTTGTACCTTTATAAAAGTTTTTAAAAGAGGCACAGCTAACTTGACTTGTTTTTCTTCATCATTATCAGATATGAAATCTTTTAAAATATCTGGGCTATAAACATTTGTTCTTGGCATATCATCATGTTTTATAAGATAAATAATTTCACCAGACCCAAAAGATATTCCTGCCATTATAGAAGAAGCAAGTTGGGCCTGTAATGAAACATCTACTTTAATGGCTTTAATTTCATACTCAGAGTAAACAGATTCTTTCATACCTGTTGAATCATCATAAGAATCAGATACAAATAATTTATATGTGATAGTAGTTTCTAACCCGCTTCCAAGTAACTTATTCATAAAAGCATTGGCTTTATTTTGTATTTTTGAAAAATCTCTCAAACCAAACCCCCTTTTGTTCCGGCAATCCAAGGACCAAGTAAATAATAAACAATATCTAAAGGAGCAGAATGTTCAAATTTATTAGCATTAGATAAAGACATTTTATATCTTACTGTCATTGCCCCTGAAATATTAAAACTCCAAACAGGATATTCAGTTTCGTCTCCAACGGTTCCTTGAAAAAGTTTAGTATCTACTACTTGATATGCCAGTTCAAATTGAGCATATTTTACTTCTTGAGGATATCCAAAAATATCAGATCCATAAATAATTGTAGTTAAATCAGTTTCTTCTTCAATGTCTTCATTTACTTCAACCCATTCGCCATCAATATCCATGTCTTTAATTGTAAGATATTCTGTACTGCCTCTTACAACTTTAATCATTTGATTTATGTAAAGACCATCATTTACATAATCTTCAAATTCATCTGCTGAAGAATTAGTGGCAACAAACCTGTTATTTGCTACATTTAGTTCTTCTTCGTCTATGACCTTTGTATAGGTTATGTCATAAAAAGAATCTAATTGAGCATAATCCCCGTTTAATTGATCCCGTGTATATCTCGGAAAAGCCAATTTTTGGGCCTTTGTGCATTTAAGCCCTCGAAAACTAAATGTATTCAGAACTTGTGCCGCTAACATTAACGCATATTTTTTTTGGTCATCAGTTAGATCATCCCAAGTTGCAGAGCTACCGAGCCTGTCATAAGACGTAAAATAAGCATCGGCTTCGGCAAGGGTGCCATAGCTGTTAGCAGTATGATATGCAAATGTAGTGACTAAATCCATTTAGTTTTTCCTATAAAGAGGGCCATTTAGACCCTCCTGTAAAGAGAATTTATCCAGCAGTTCTATCTGCCCAAAAAACAACAACTTCTGAAGTAGCAGTTCCAGCTTCAATTTCAGCAAAAGAGGATACAGTATTAGCAGCAGTTACTCTAAAATAACTATCACTAAAAGCGGCATCAGCAGCCAAATCAAGAGCGCCCATTATTTTAGATCCAATTTCAGTAGCACCTGTTACAGTCCAAGATGCCGGGGTATGATACATAGTAATACCCCCAGTAGGAATATCATCTTCAGTACAATCAACTAATGGAATATCAACTTTAATCCATTCCCCAGATGATTCTACTTCTGTTACTTTGAAAATGCCGTTATTTTCAGTTTTATAATCTTCCCATCCAGTCATGCGAATTACATCCCCAGCAGTCAAGGAAGAAAAAGCATCCGCAGAACTAGAAGTATCATAAAGTTTACTTTTCAGCACTTTAAGATCAGTCACTACATCAAGAGTTTTAGCGGCCGTATAAACTGCTGCATTTTCTACTACGGAAAGTTTAAACTGTTCCATATAATTTTTCATCTTTCTTTACTCCTTATTAACTTTAGCCCCTTTCGGGGCTTTATTTATTTAAACAGAAATACTATCTACTTTTACAATGCTATCGGTCTCTTCAGCTTGAATTGCAATTCTAAGAGTAAGAACTACAATCAAATTACGAGAACGGATATCTTTATCGGTTTCAATCATAATATCTCGTTGAATTCCGAAAATAAGATTCTGAGGATAAGTAAACAAAATTTCATCATTAGGCATCAAAGCAGCAGGCACGATAGGAACACCAAATGCACTTACAGTAGGACGATTAAGATAAAAATCATCGCCACGACCAGTAGATCTACCTGCCAGGGTATCTCTATATTCAATTACATTATGCCAACTCATCAGAAAATTCATAGCTGCCAAATTTCTCAGATACTGAGTGGGCATTTCCTGTAAGGCTTGTTTAAATGCATCTTTATCAATAGAAGTCAGAGCTGACCCATCAACTGTATGCCCAGCAAGAGCCAAAGCCCCATCATGCAGAGCCAGATAAGAATCAGCAGAGGAAGTATCGCCATTAATAAGCAACTCTTCCAAATCAAGACTAACTCTACTGGTAAGCATTTGCATAATAGTATTTTCCAAATTGCCCCTTTCAATGGAATCTTCAAGAGCATCATAAGGAATATGAACTTCTGCAATAACTTCTTCAGTTTCAAGCTGAACTTGTCCAAATGCAGGTCTAACTCTTTGATCGGCATTAAGTGCTGTGCCAGAAGCCGGAGCTGCCCTGAGAATACGAGATCCAAATCCAATAGTATCAATATTCATTTTTGGGCTTCTCATCTGTACAGTACGTACATTTCCGATAAGAGTAGGTTCATCAATTAGTTTCCTATAAAAGGAATCAGATTGTTCTGGATTAAGATATCCACCATCAGCAATCATTTGTGCGACGGCCATATCTGCTTTTTCAATAATTGTACGAGAATCTGTCATTTTTAATATCTCCTATTAAACAAAAGTTACAAACTGATTGCGTTTTTTAACAATCTGTTTCTTATTAGGTTTTTTCTTGTCTTCTTCTATTTCACTATTCCGAATTTTGGCCGTATTTTTGATAATTTCAATTTCTGCTTTTAAATCTTCAACTTGTTTTTCCAAATCCTCTTTTTTAGTATAAAGAGCAAACTGATCATTTAAAGAAGCATTAAGATCTTCTTTTAATTGATTTTCAGTTTCAGAAACATCTTCTTTTACAAGCTTAACTTTTTCTTCGAGTATTTCGGTAAATTCGGCAATCAATTCTTCTTTGATTTTTTTTTCAAACTCATCTTCTTTAAATTCTACAGCAGGAAGAATTTCTTCATCTTTTTCTACTGGAATAAATTCTTTTATCAAGTCACTTTTAATCTGATATTCACCAAGGACATCTTCAGCTTTCATTTCAGTCAAAGCGGCTTCAACATATTTTGTAAAATTCCCTACAGCCGACATAATCATTTCTTTACGATTTTCTGCTTCTGGTTGCCGCATTGTGCCTAATACAATATCCATCATAGCAAACATAGAATCAGCTACTTTATCCATAGATTCGTAATCCATTTCTTTTTCAATAGGATCTTTTTCTGATTCTTCTTTTAAATCTGCTACAATAGCAAAAACATTATCCTCAAGTCTTGCTATTTTTTTGGTTTCAAGATTAACTTCATTATCTTCGATTTGTTTATAGACGTTATACCCTTCAAGAGCATTCTCTATTTTTTCTTCAATCGAAAAATTGTGTTCTTTCACAATTTCTTGAAGTTTTTCCTCTGTAACATCCTTAGAAACCAGGATATTATAGATTGCTGGTTTATTCATGGTGTCTTCTCCTTTGACTTCGCCTTTAATAATTTTGAAAGGCTGTCTATTAGCCGCGTGCCCTACCAAACTAACAAATTCAATTTCTGGTTGGGTTAGCAAATTAATCTCAGCCTCTGTTATAAATGATTTTACTTTAGCCATTATTATTTATCCTCATTTATATCTACTCTATGGGAATGGCCCAAAAAAGGATCTGTACTTGTGCCATATGTAATGGTATGGGAATGATTTTCAACCATATCTGTCATACCTTTTTCAATTTGCCCATCATTATTATACCAAATAATAAAATTATGTTTATGTGCAGGAATAACATCTTTATTCAGGTTGTCTTCGGTTTCCCCTGTAATTTGTTTTGCTACTTCAAGTAACACTCGCTGGGCATATTTTGTAGAATAACCCCCAAAAGAAAACCCATTAAGTTCCCCGTTAATTACTTTTTCAAAAATATCGTCAGTACATTTAACAGCCATTACCCAAGAATAATCGGGGAAATCAGGATCATTTTTTTCTGTCATATAGGATTCAACAACATAACAACCACTTTGTTGCCAATCATGTTGAATATCTATGTTTTGTTCTTTTCTTAAAGCCAAAAAATTCCAACAAGCCTTTTGAACATCATCCTTAGTCATAGTTTCGCCATCAGTATCAACTTGCCCAGCTGAATAAACAACTCCTTTTACAATTCTATGAATTTCATCTGTTTTTTCTATCTTCACAAATTGGCTGGTTTCTTCTTCTTTTTTATCAGAATTATCCCAGATAACAGATGCTATAGATAATCTTTGTTCGTTTGTGCTAAATTGTTTTATAATAGAAGGACTTTCAGAAACTCTTTTGAGAAATTCATCTCTTGTTTCGTCATGTTTTGGTTTTGGGAGCATAGGATGTCCTCTTGATTAAATATAAATTATGCAGATTTGCATATATTATGCGTATTTGCATAATAGTTGTCAAGAGGTAATGTACAATTTATGTATAGAGGATGTACATTTTATGTACATATATAAGGAAGGAATAAAAAAAGCCCTATAGAATTAACTATAGGGCTAAAGAAGGAATACTTGAAATGTATTTATTATATGTTTACTTAAAGTATTTTATTCATCTAATCGTTTAAAAAGAAAATCTCTGGCAATAAATGAAATATATTTATTCACATCTTTTGATGTAAGTCCGGCTTCTTCAATAATATCTGATTCTTCTTTGTAAACATCCGCAATTACATTTCTAAGATAATCGCCGGTTTTTTTAACATCCCCTTTTCCACCATTAATTGTGTCGAAAGTTTCATTATACATTTGTTCTAAACGCCAAATTGGGGTTACTTTATCTGCAATTTCTCTGGCTTTACTAATCTTATCGGCATCAAGTTGTGCGATTTTTTTGACTTTAGTTTTACTGTGCTTGTCACCTTTGGCCTTGAAAAAATAACAAGTATAGTTATGTACGAACTTAAATACAATGCCCTCCCCGATACCAGAAATTCCAAATTGTTTAGCCACAGGACATTCTGTTTCAATTTCATACACGATTTGTTCTATTTCATTATTAGCTTTTTCGGGGGCATTGAAATCAATTTGCACTTTATAATAAGGAGCCAAATAAAAAATTCTATGTTCTTTTAAATATTGTTTAGAAAAAAAGGGATCAAAAGCATTGTCAAAAAGCCAAACTGACTCTTCAGAATCTTTTCTTAAAATTTTTGCCCCAAAAATAAACCATGCTTTATCTATTTCACAAATAGCTGCCCCTTTGTTAATCCCCTTCCCACAAAATTCCCCAAACAACGCAATTTCATCATATTTCTCACAAAGCAAAAATTTTTTGTATTCTGTCATGATATTTAAGATAATAGCTTTTCTTTCTTCAATAAATTTTGCAAATCCAGCATTATCTTTATCTGGAGTAATAACGTTATTCTTGGATTGCACTTCAAGTAAACCCTCTGGCTTCAAAACCACAGAAGCATTTGTGCCATGCAATTTAACCCGGCCAGTAGCTTCTAATACAGGGTATTTTAATTCCCCTTTAAAATCACATTGTTTTCTAATTGATTTAATAGTATGCCTAAATTGTTCAATACTGCTCATTTTAATCATCATTCCTCCTTTTTTAAACTTCCACTATAAATGATTTTTTGGGTTCTCCTGTAATTTCTGCTGCCCCAAAAGCCTCGGCCTCATAGATATTTATTCTAACATATTTTCCAAGTTCTTCCCATTGCCTGTCATAGTGTGTGACACGATATTCATCAATAATTGGATCATCGAAAAGCCTATCCGGGTTTTGATTCCAAGTGTAGCCAGAAGGTACTAAACAGCCTTCCCTGTTTTTAAGTTCGCCCCGTTTCCAAATATGTCTTGCCAATCTTTCAAAATTTTCTTGTACTTCCTTTTTCATTTTTTTGTATCCTTATCTTGATGGTACTTAAAGCTTTCCAATGTACTTCTCAGGCTGTTCGCAGCATCATAGAATATATTTCCATTGAAATTATCATCTTTGGCATAGAATACTGCTGCAACTCTTTCAACAATATTGATAGCCTCTTTAATTCTTTGTTCAGGTTGCCATTCTTGTTTTTCGGGACGACACTTGGAATGCACTCCCCTGACGCCGCAATCACATATATCATAATCCGGGATTGTCATAAGTTACTCCTTATTATATTGTCTAAAATGTTCCCCAAGTTTATGATTTTGAAAAAAATAGCCGGTTAGAAAGTTTTTTGCCAATTTTCCGGTTTTGCTTTTAATATGCCAGGCCAGCCTTTCCGATATAATCACAAAAGGATATACATCATGTGGCTTTATAGCTTCTTGTGTTCTTATTTTCCACCATTCCATTTTTGGTTTCCTTTTTAAAGTTTAGCCAATCTTACTATAGGTTTTTAAATTTGTCAAGGATTTTATTACATTTCAACCATATATTCATCATCTTGGTATTCTGGTTCTTCTTCTTCCGGGGTTGCAAGTTCTTTGATTGTTGTTTTGTTAAAGTCAAATTCGTATTGGATTACAAAGGAATCACCGTCCCTGCTTTTTTTGCATTTTAGGTTTCTATGTTGTATTGGGTTTTGGTTTTCCCGATCTGCCGGGGATAAAAATTCCAATGAATAAAAATTAGATGCCACCTGTTCAACTGACATCGAGCCTCTTGCTCCTTCAAGCTTGCCGGGGCTTGCCCTGTTGTATTGGGTTGAGGCCAAAACAGGGATATTTGCATGAATTGCAAAGTTCTTTAAAAGAAAGATTACAGACTCATCTTCTTTCCAGCCGGATGTTGATTTTATTGTACCATTTTTTAGGAGATAAAACCCATCCACTACCAACAAATCCGGCTTATATTCAGAAGCAACTGATATAACTTGATTGACATCAGAATATAACCCGCTCGGTAATATCTTGAACCAGTTGTCTACTGTTTCATCTTCTATAGAAACAGGTTCATGTATTAATTGGCGGGCCTTTTCGACTGCAAAGAAGGATAATCGGCCTTTTCTAATATTCCCATCAGGGATTTTCATTTGCATGGCCAATACCCGCCTTGCAATTTGTTGAGGGGGCATTTCCGGGCTAATCATCATTACATTTTTGCCCTGGTTATGTGCAGCTTTTGCTGTAGCTATGCAAAAATAAGATTTACAAGACCCGGTTTGACCAATAATTACATTAAAATCCCCACCAGTCATTCCTTGTGTTAAATTATCTAATACTGGAAACCCATATGATATACCTGCTATCCCTGGAGTTCTTTGTACCTCATTATGCCTGTCAAGGACTTTTTCTTGTATTTCGGCCAAATCTTCTACTTGAAATTCCTGATTTATCCTTAACAGGGCATCATTTGTTTTTTTAAAGGCCGAAATTGCTTCATTTATTTTGTTTTTTCTCAGATAGTCTGTTATTTCGGAATTTATTTTGGATAACAGCCAGAATTTTTTTCGTGATTTTAATTCATCGGCCCAATATTGAACAGGTTCTTCTGGTAAGTTTTTAAAGGATATTGTTGGTACTTCTGCCTCGATTGTATCAAAATTTGGGTACTTATTGTGATTGTATTTAAAGTTTTTAATAAAATTATAGGCATCAAGTTCTGCGCCTTCCAGAAATGTTTCGTCTACCCCAGACTCAACTATTTCAGAAAACGGCAAATTTTGCGCTATAACAGATTTTAGAATACCAATCCCGATACTACTCATATGATCTCCGAAGATTTAATCAAGATGTCTTCAATATTTTGGCAATTTTTAATTTGCTCAGAAATTTCAGCATCTAATTCTTCTATAGTTTTATTTGTTCCTTTTGAAAGTTCGGCCAATGTTTTTATATATTCATATTTAATCTTATCAAATTCATCCATCCAATTTCTCCAACTTTTTATATAAAGGATCAAAACAATTTATAACAATGCAGATATAATCAATCCATTTTTCAATATTTGAAATTTCTTTTTTATTAAATTTATTAATAGATAATTTTAAATAATTTTTAGCCATTTCAATTTGATTTTTATTGCAAGTTTCAACCATTCTTTTGCACTTTAAGTACAAGGGGTCTATAACTATTTTATTCATTAGTTATCTCCATATTTTCTGTTATATATATTCTTGGGATATTGTTCTGCTTGGCAAAGGTAATTTCTTTTTGCACTCCTTCTGATTCTTTCCATCCGAGCAGACAAAGCACAATCACCATATCACATCTAAGTATAATGTTATAGTCTATATCAGCCCAATATTCAAACATGCCTTTTCTATTGCATTGTATAGCAATAGGATGGCTTTGTGAAATTGGGCTTATAATAGCAAAACCGGCCTGCTGCAATTTATCTGTGACTTCATTTACTTTCTCAAATCGCTCTTGCCGGATTCTCTGATCCTCTTGTGTCATATCTGGCTTGTGAATCCCGATCTCGCTGGATTTGTTGACGAGACTATATGGGCAGGCCAAATACGCTACTATTAGTTTATTCATTTCTTTTCCTTTTAATATAATCGAGTCTATCTAATTCAACTGAAAAAGCCCAAAATAAAACTATTATTTCTATAAATAAGTTCCCCCATTTACCATAATAAGTTGTATTACTTCCTATATCTATACCTATGCCCAAAACTTTTGGCCGGAACATTACATCAAATTTTAATTCCATGTTAACCCCTTTTTTGCTAACTAACATTTGAAATGTTATAATGCAATTTTTATGTTATTTTGAAGAATTAATTCTCACTTGAAGTAAATGATTTTTTGATCCAAATCCAATATCATACGGCTTATACCAATCAAAAGAAACATCTTGTATTGTGATGCCAGTTTCTTCATAAACTTTTTCGGCAAAATCTTTTAAAACATCATGAATAAGTTCATCTCTAACATTTACTGTAATTTCTCCAATACTTGCCATTTTTTATTCTCCCTTAAAATTCATATTCATGTTTTGCTGCGACAGCCCGTAATTCATATGCCATATTTTCAAAGTGTTCTTGGGAATATGCCAAACTCATGCCTTCACTTTCTCTTTCTTTGTTCTTTGCTTTCATACCTTCAATTTCTGCTTGGATTGCATATATCCAGGCCAATCTTTTAACTACATAATCTTCCATTTTATTTTCCTTTTTATTTAAATTTTACAACCTTGACGTTACTTGCCTTGTCCATAAAGGTTCCCGCACAACTTTCTCCATAGATAGACGATAAGGATTGTAAAAGATTTATTAAATCCTTGTTACTGATTTCCTTGGCCGGTTTTCTTGAATACAGTTCTATAATGGTTGGTAAATTTCTCACTTGCCTTTTGATTAAAATGGAACCGATTCTGTCCCGGACATCCCTCAAGGTATAAGTGTCGGGGTTAACATGTGGAACCATTAATAGATTTGAATGTTCTAAGATAGTATAAAGTTTTGGATCTTCTTTAATTAGGCCCAAATCTACAATATCAAAGACTTTATTTGTTGTTGTCAGCCAAGTCAGGCCAAAATAATAGAAAAAGGAATTAACATATGCTGTTCTATTGGACACAATTAGAATAAAATTCCTCGTGCCTTTCATAAACTTAAACATGGCCTCGATTTTATCTATTATGTCCTGGCTTGGCTTTTTTGTGTATTTCATGGGGATGCCTTTATCAAATACAATGGGCATCATCCATTTGTTTTCGTCTTCATTTATATATT